CATAGCAACCATGCAATATACCCGTTAGATGGATCGTTTGGGTTCGACCACCCGTCGCGCTTGTCAACTTCATGACGACTAAAATAGCTGTACATTCTCAAAACCGTATCAGGTGACAATTCGCGTCGGTTCGATATATCACGCGCACGTGCGATTCCCACTTCAGTTCCACCACGTCCGAACTCACGACGTAATTCTAGCCCGCGCTTGGCATTTTCTACCATTGAGTCGGTTGGTGTAAAATTGATATGTTGATATTTTTCAGGAACTTTGAAACTAGATAATGATTTGATAGTATCTTCTGGAATTTGTTCAGGTTGTGCCGGTTGCATCCCGAATTTGTATTGCCATAGATTAGGGATTTCGCTCAATGGGACAGGTACACCATCAATAATATAATAATCGTCTAGCCCTTCAATTGGGCTTTTACCATTCGCTAACCGATACTCATTAATCGATAGTGTGCTATTCTGTAATTGCGTCGTATTCATATCGAGTGTAATTGTATCTTGTTCAGTGATTAACTGATAATCGCTATAATCAAACTCGAATCGATATTCTCTATTCCCTGTTAAAAATGGGAGTATCTGTATATTGATGAGAGCTTCAATTTGTGACAATACAGGTTTAAGGCGTTTGTTGATAAATTGCGCTTCAATTTGTGGTAGGTCGTCTTTGTATGACGTGCTATCTGTTGAACCCACAAGCGCAGGGTTAATACCAAACGCGCCTAGAATCTTCGTGTCAATATCTTTAGCAACATCGCTATATTTATCAACATCAGGCAACGGCAACGATTGTAAATCAACAGGTGTATTCAGGATTAACGGGCGGAATGCGTTTGCGACTCCCTTGTGCCAATCGCTGATAATTTTCTTGAGCGTTTCAGTTTGTTCACGGTTTAATGTACCGTTTAGCCCGGTGCTATCGGATCTTGGACTGCCGATTATGCCGATGGTGGCATTGTTACGAAAAAATGCACGAAGGAATCGGTCAAGATTGTTTTCTATCTCAACTTTAGCGAGTGCCGATTGTAAAACGGACGTGCCGATTAAATCATCAAACGGGTTGAATCTATGTTCATATGCAATTTCATCAGGTTTGAATATCGCGCTTTGTGTATCCCATGAATAACTAAATGAGTGAATTTCACCACCGATATAATTAATGTCAATACCTAGTGAATTGAGTACTCGAAACCCTGACGGTAAACGAAAGACATTTTTAATCTTCTCAACGAAAACGGCATCGTACAAAATCAAATTATACATCATTGCAGTTGTGGGATTCATGCCGTATGTTTTCCGATGGTCATATACATCAGCATACCAGATAGCATGAGGAATTACGTCATCGCTACGTGCGATAATTTCATCATCACTAGTATCTCCAGTGGTATTACGTATAATTTGCGTCGGGATTGATTGTGTGCTGATTGCATAGTAGTCGACGGCTTGACGTACTGCCAACACGCTTAAATAGGCTTGAGCGTAACCGAACTTATTATCAGCTATGTTGTTACCAGAATACGTTAATCCTGATGTATATGGGTTGTAAATATCCCAAGTGCTTTTTTGTGCGACATTTACAGGGTTTAAAAATGCTTTGAGTCTATCGGTTATTGTTGGCATTAAATCGCCTCTATTGAGATACTACCACGCATAAGATTCAAATAAGCTAGTGCAAGTGCCATAACACAATCATCATGTACGCCGTTCGCACCTTCATATTGCCAATGCCCTGACGGCGTTTGCTTGCTAATAAAGTTTCGTAATTCATGTTTTAATTCAGGAATATCTTGTAATAATAAATTGTTATCATGCAATGCGGTATAAAGTGACTGAATTAATTGTGGTTTGTTTTGTGCCGATGTATAGAATGGGGTAACGTGAATGCCGTCAGCTTGTAACGCTTCGATATTCGGACTACCGATGCTATTGTATTCTGCTAATATATTGCAATTATTCCAATAGTTGGCGCGTTGCTTGATATGACTACGTATATCAAACCATGATAATTGATTGACGCGTAGCATATCGACCATCTGCAACGTATCGGCATCTAGTACGATCATGACAGTATAATCATTGTCCTGCCCAAAGTCTAATCCTGCTATATACCGCTTATTAGGTTGTGGCTTAATATTTATTTGCGCGATATATACATGCTCAATATCACCGAAAAATGAATTACCGCTGGTAAGGAAACAGCTTAAAATATCCTCAGGATATTCTTGCTTAAATTTATGAGGAAGTTCCTTGATCTTATACCGCCGCCATTTAATTTGTTCAGGTGTTAAATTGTAGCGTTCTGCTAGATATTGTTCCTCATCGGTATAGGTTAACGACTCACCATCTAATAATGGGATGTTGTATTCATCATTCCACCACCACTCATAAAAATGGAGTTTCCATACGCTATTATTATCAAGTGCTTGCATACACGCTTCATAAAACCAACCGGACGCGCCGTTTGGTGTAGATTCTAAAACGATATTTCCGTCAAGTGGCACGGCTTGCATAATACCTGCCATATTATCATCGGCGTTCTGCCAAAATGCGACTTCACTACCATGTACATCTGATAATGTACCACCACGACCACCGGCACTACTTCCTGCCGTTTGGATAATGACTTCACTACCTGTATTGCTGTAAATCGTAGTTGTAGCATTATCCATACTTCTATTAGGACGCACGGAGTCGGGTAAATTTTCCCAGAATCGTCTACTCATACGACGTAATAAATTAGTAGTATTTTGATCGTGTGCCAACGTCGCTAGTCGTGCGGTTTGCGTCATCGCTTTAGTCTCATGTGTCGCACGTATAACCGTACTAAATCCAAGCTGACGCGCTTTTACAATAATATCACGCCCGGTTAGATTGTCGATTAAATGTTGTTGAGCTTTATTAAGTGTGAACGGTACGAGCCGATTACGTTTCTCGAGTATTTTGAGATGCTTTTGAATTGTATCAGGTTGCGATTGACGTTTTTGAGCGTGTCGTCTAGCGAGTTCTAATTTGAATTGTGACATTATTCGATAGGTACGCCTGCTTGCCTAAATAGCTGTTGAGCTAAGTTCTCGTCATCGAATGCAAACATAAAATCATTATAACTGATTTCACCACGTTTGATTGACTCAATCGCTTCGTCTTGCCACGTTGTTATTCTTAGATTAGTGTTATTTTGTTCAAGCCCTGTGATCTTATCAATTCTAGCCTGTGCTTGTATGCAAGTTTTATAATCCTGAACTTTTAATGCACGTTGGAATAATAATTCGTAGCGTTGAATAGCATTACCTAATTCAGTATCACGGGCTATCTGCGTTCGCTCATTAAAGTACTCTCTCGCGCGTGCGATATATATATCAATAGTACGGTCTTTAACTCCCCACTTAGTTTCATCTGTGCAATATTGTAAAATTTCTTGACGACTTGCACCACGTAATAATAATTTATATATAGTATTAACACGTTGTAAAATTTCTGAATGTGTTGCCTTGCTCATATTACCCGTTTCCTTGAATCATAGCTTCGAAAAATTCATTGACGAAAAATTCATAGACATCTGTTGAAGTGGTTAAAATATACTGTTCGCATCTCGGTTGTGCTGATAGGTTTGCGCTTCCGGTAATGGTTACAGTTTGACCATGTTTATTTTTTAATGCAATGCACTTGACATGGTTTTTAAACGTCAAGAATATTTGTTTATGCTTTTGAATACCTTCAATTAATGTGTTAGCGACAGCTGACTCGCGTCTAGTAAAGTAGGGATCGGTAACGATTGCTAATTTAGTTATATTATGATTATCAAGTAATTCAATAATAGATAATGCATGATTTCGATTCATAGCCCACGTACTAATATAAGCGGTTATGTCTGTATTACCTAACATCTCGACTAAATGAGGGATGAATGTCCCAAAATCAAAAGCGTCTACACTCCTACCGACTATTTTTTCAGCTCCAGCGCCATTCCCAACAATATATAAATCTGTGTCGGGTGATGGTAATTTTGTAATTAATTTTGTTAATGCCTCTTTTTTCATGCCATTAATAAATAATCGTTTTGCTTCTTTGCGTTCATGTAATTTCGGTCTTTTCAAATTATCTGAGGAATGAAGTGTAGTAGTATCGTCAAGTAAATCAGATAATTGTGAATCACCAATATTGAAGTCATCGTCAAGTAAATCAGATAAGCTCATAATTCTACTGCCAATATAATCTTATAATCCTGATAATAACAATCTACTAGATGCTGAACGACTTCATGCCGTATTTGAATATCCTGTTTGTCGTTTCGTTTGATTGCATAACATAACTGATTTTGATATTCGATGATCGTTTGTAACGATGCAATTTGTGACTCTAGTTTGTCGTTAACTTTTATCTGTCGTGTCATGGTTGCCTGATTCTATATGTGTAGAATTTTTAAGCTCGTGTATCTCTTGACGAAGTTCTTTTATCTCATGTAGCAGGTAGAAAAATTCTTGCTTATTGTCGATGTCGTGCGATTCTTCACTGTCACCAGTTGCAGATACAATACGAAAGAAAAATGCTAAACCAATGAAAAATAGAATCACACGATTATTGAGTAATTCATCCATCTGCACGCAATTCGATTATCTGTTCTCTAATTTGTTTGATTTCTTTATTCGCTTGTTTCAACAAATACCGATTGACGACTCCAATAATCACAAGGTAGGGTATCGTCAATAAATAAAGTGCTGCTAATAATCCCGTCATTTGTATGTCGCCTTGAATCGTTTCGATTGCGACAAATACACCATAAATAATAATCGGTAAACTGCCAACGGCATAATGAATAGGTAGACGATCTCGTAGGAAACAATAGACACTCATCAAATAAGCAAACGCAATAATATAATAGGCATTGATATTTAACGCGTCTGCTAATTCTGCTACGCCTCCCGACGTTCCTCGCTCAATTAAGACGCTATTAATCCCAGCGAATAGCATATAAAAAACGCCTAGTCCAAACTGGGATTGTAAAGGACGCACGTATGAAATGAGCTTGTTGTTGATGGTCTTAACATTAACCATGTTATCAAATTGGATTATCAATTTCGACTCGAGTAGTTTCATAGGTTCATTTCTTGGAATTGAAAAACCCGCCATAAAAGCGGGTTCAAAAACGGAGTACTTGCGTCATATTGGTTGTTCTGTACTTTCATTTTAGCATAGATTATCTATCTGTCAAACAAAGTCATTAAAGGTTGTAATTATCCTGACAGACGATATTGAAACTATTCATGATTAACGTCTATCCGTTTGATAATCGACTCATGCTTTGCCGTTTCATTTTCTGGTATCACTGGAATATCTCGCAGATTTGCACGTTTTCGCCGTTCAATCTTGGTTAACAATTCCGCATAGAATACTACCATGTCATATCGATTTACATTTAAAATTTTACAGCATTGAGATAGCATTTCACGTTCCTCTTTTTGTGATGCATCGCTATGCCCGAATCTATATTTATTTTTCAGGTAGAGTAGTAAAAGATACAATTGATAATCGAAGCTCGAAAATTCCAAGTTGTGGATTCTATTCTGATAAACACTATCGTCAAAGTCGTAATCTTTGTTGTACATAATTTTATTAATCACCATATCTTCTACAGGTCTATAAACAGTCGTAACAAGATCATCTTTTTTATCACATATTGGTATAAACTGCCCGTGTTGGCGCGTAAATATCCGTATATGTTTCCGGTACGTTCGTCGTCTTACAAAATCAGCACTATATCGATTTGCAATTTTCATATCCCCAAAATATCCCAATATATCACAATTAAATGACTCCTGTGAATGATAATGGCACGGAATAACGCGTCGTGCCGTCAATTGCATAGATATGCGTTTCATCACGATAATACATGAAATTAGTGAATTGTACCGCGTCGGTGTCTGTATCTAATATTGCCATGCCTAACGATTGCGTCCAGTTTGATGTATATTTACCGCGATTAGTTTCGTAATGTGGTACTAAATCGCATCGACAACCGACTACCATCGCGTGACTTGTAAATCGAATGGCTTTATGAGTATATCCGTCAGGTCTATGCGTATGCCCTGCGACGTGATGAACGGTGTGATCTTTGGTTGTCATGGATTTAGCGACGTTTTGACCTGCACCACCATCGTGCCGTATAAATAGACTGTCTAACAAAAGCTCTTGCGTATTGCCTAAATAATGCACACGACCTTCATGCTTAATCAAATCGGTAAATAGTCGTAGTAACGTTTTTGGAGTCCTACCTGATAATGCCATCTCATTGAATCTTAAATCGTGGTTTCCAAAGATAAATGGCATTAATGGATAATTCCCCGCTTCAATGAGCCGGTCCGTGTCCTCTTTGTATGCTGATTGAATTCGCTCATAGCAGTCATCGAACGACGGAGATTGTTGTAGTTCATAGTCGGGTTCGTGACGCGATATAGTTGGGAAGTCGAATATATCACTCCCGTGAATGATTATATCTGCACCAATAGATTTAATAATTTCGGCATCGAGTGCAACCGCATCTGGATCGTGAAACGGTATATGTTTGTCAAATGGAAAGAATATTTTTAACCATCGTTTTGATTTTTTTAGTGCTTTATAGCGTGACCAAAATCCATCGGCATTATTGTCATTGTAAGTTAATCGTCGAATGACAACGGGTTTAATCGCTTGTTTGAATTTAGGTAATTTCGTCTCAATTGCATTAAGTTCAGGTTCTTGATTATCACGTTGAACCCACTTACACCATTTACGATACTCCGATACACCACCACGTACACCTGATACGCTTACGTTATACCGTTGTGCAATCTGTTTATTTGTGTATCCATCTTGACGCATCTTATAAAATTTATCAGCATTTAATCGTGGTTTTGTTGGCTTTTTCATAAACCCTCCGATAATCATAATGTGTATTATAGCATATTTTCTAATGATTTCATATTAGGTGTAAACCAATTCAATTTGTAATATAGCGCACGGCGTGCCGGGTGCTTGCCCTTACCTACATTATTTACATCAAATAGTTTATAAATCAGGTCGAAATGCTTGCGCGTCGTGTCCTCTGTATACCCTGATTTTAGTGCAATCTGCTTAATGCTATAGGTTGGATGTTGCTGGATCGTATTGAATGTTGTTTGTATACGCGATGGGAGTAAATATCTATTTCTATCTGGATGTATCCAACCTAGTAAATTAAAAATACTCAATTGTAAATCGTGCCCGATTAATAAATGCGTGTTCTTTTGTGCAAGGTCAGTCATGCAAACGCGAACGGTTACAGCCGTTACGTCGGATATATCTGCAATGCCCTGATATGTTATTAAAGGATTTTCTACAAAATAACGTAGTATTTTAGCGTGGCGTAATTTGATATACATCTTTCCCTCCCGTCGATCTCGTTATCTAAAAGTTAAAAGCCACGTATTTTGTACGTGGCTTTAATATGCTACCTAAAACATTACGAGTTGTTGTTTCGCTTTTTCA